AAAGCCATGCCTTGAGCGATAACAAAATCGCAACAAGCAGCAGCCCAAGCATCGTCTTTTTGACTATTGGGAATACGTTGTCTAGGAAACTCCTGGTCTTTCAAAATAATAGAGGGTGACATATTTGTTTGTTTATATTGTTGTTAAAACCATGGACGGTTAAGAATATCATGTTCGTCGAGATTAGAACCATCGAGAGTTTTACGATGATCAAGTTCTCTATTATTACGAAGACTCATAGCTTTCCATTCAATACCTCTAAGAAGCATTTCAGAAACTCTATCATAGTTACCTTTCTGCGACCACTTCTTTAATTCAAGAATAGATTGATAATCGTATATGCGATGGAAATTTCTAATAGGACTGCCATGTTCATCTCTACCAATTTCTTCGTATAGAAATTCTTTAGTAAGACGAACAGCGTCTAGTTTATTAACATTGTTGATATTAAAACCATAAGTAGAACTAACACCTTCTTTGTTAGTATTATCCCAAACAAATATAGGTTCATAAGAAAGATACTTAAGAGCCTTCCATTTTCTAAAATTAGAAACAGTTTCACCACGGTTTGTTTCAACATTAGTAGTACCAACACAATTATAAAACACAGCAAGATAATAGCAAATCTTATCAGCTTCAGCTAGTGTATCAGGCCTACCATAATAACTAGCAACAAGTTTCTGCTTAAACCCATTAAGAGGGTGAGGATTCATCCAAACTTTAATACTATTATGAGAATGTTTTAGAGTAATCTCTTCTTTAGTTTTATCAACTCCAACAGGGTCATAAGTAATACTATAAAGTCCTTCTGGAATAATCTTTTGATTACCTACTTCAACATATTCAGGAGGAAACCACATTCTAATACAACCATGAGGGTCTTCATGGGACTTACGAGGAACTCCTTCAATATAATCATAGAATTTCTTATTAGCTTTAGCAAGAACTTTATTAGAAGTAAACACAGGTTTATTATTAACCATACTCAACATACCATCAGTATAGAAATGCAAATCTGTATCTACACGAAGTCTATCCTCCCAAGCAGTAAGTTCTTCAGAACTGAATATATTTTCAGAAGCACTACTAAAACTCTCGGAAGGGAACAGAGCATATTGACCAAGATAATTGATATAATCACTATATCGTTTTACATTATCTTTTTTATCCTGACGCTCTCTACGGGCGATTTCCAGACCAATAAGCATATTACTATTACCATCTTTATCTACACCTTTAATACCATCTATCTCACCTTGAAGACCCCAGCAATAAGGCTTAAAGAAACCACAAACTTCATCACGACTATCTCTATCCCAAACATTCTCAAAAGGCATAAATCCATAAGACTTTGGGTCATAGAATACCATTTCAAACATCTGCATATTACCAGAAGTAGCCGTACCCCAAGCACAAAGAAAACCTGTGGTATAAGAACCAGTAGTCATTGCAGGTTGAGTTACAGTAAGAAACTCATCGAAATTTGTCATAGTGGACACCTCTTCAACATTAACTTCAATAGCATCTTTACCGATGGCGCAGTCTGGGTTATTATTGGCAGAAACAGATATAAGAGAAGCTCCCCAAGAATTATCTGCTTCAACACCATTAGTAAGTTTATAACCAAGTCTAAAGTCTTTCTTTACAGAACTAAGAACACCACGAACAAAAGGAGTATTCTCTTCATAGAACTTTAGATTGTTTACTGCAAAGTCTGTAAGACCACCAGTAGTAGTAAGATATTTATTATCAGCAGCAACATGAATAACAACTTTCTTAGCATACAAATTTACAGTATTAGAAGATTTAGATGCCATTATATAAGAGAATCCACCACGACGAGTTTTATCGATAATAAGATGGAATCCATTATTAACAGCAAATTCCATTATATGGAAAGTCCAAAATTGAGCATCAAAGAACTTAGGAAAATCTCTTACTTTTTTAGCTGTGGATTTATTAGAGCCGCGCTTAATAGTACTTTCGTCAAGCTGTTCAATAGGTACATAATTAAGAAAGTTATAATGATGACCTGTAATACGAACATTCTTGATAGTGCCGTCGGGAAGTTGGAGACAAGGCGCAGAATAACCAAACTTACGACGATGTTGTTCTCTCTTTCTAAATTGTCTGTGAGGGATAGAATCTACTTTATAGCTAGTATATACACCATGCTCTCTATAATAATCAGCACATTCATAAAATAGTTCAGTATTAACAAACTTAGCACCAGGAATTATATTAAGAAGAAAACCTCCACTTTCACCAATAAGAAACAAATCATCATCATCAACATACCCACAATCTTTAGCATGTTTATATTTGCTTTTATCTTCATTGATATAATCAAGGAAAGGATAATTAGTAGCTGCCATAGATTACTTATGTATTATACTAACGAGCAAAGCAACAACCGCTCCTACAGAAATACCTGCAAGATACAGTTGTTGCTTTTTATATACACTTAATTGTGCGGTAAGTTTTTCATTTATAACACGAGTTCGGTTATAATTCTGTTCAGCTTTCATCATAAGATTACGAATATCATTTATGGTCTTATCTTGAATGATTATAATAGAATCCTTTTTACTAACTTCTTTACGAAGATAATAATAAGAAATAAGTTTTTCATTAGCAGCTCTAATCATAGCAATATCAATAGAGACAGTCGAGATTGTATCTGATTTAACACTCTCCCCCGTAGAGCGATGGCTCATCTCGACACCTGCCGCGCGACTACTCCGTGACCAACTGCTTAAACAATTCGACAGCAGCAGAATCACTAAGATTACGACTAATCTTAATTGCTTCATTTTTCTCTTTATTGATAATAACAATATCATACTTAATACTATCAATACTTCTTTTATTGTTATCAACTACAATATCGGTTTGTTTAATAACATCGTGAGTATCAGTATCATTACCAGATACACACCTATCAATTAACTTAGTAAACATTATTATAACCAAGGCCGACACGGCAGCCCAGATTAGTAAATTTTGTTTCTTATCACTCATCTGTATTAGTATTTACATCATTATGAATAGTAGGCTCTAGTAGTCCCGAGTAGTCCTTCTCTTGTTCTTGTAACGTTTGACCCTCATAACCAGAAGAACCATTATTACAACTATCGCTGGCATAACCAACAACAATAAAAACAATAATACAAACAACAACAATAACTGTATTGATGATGTCTTCTCTATATTTATTTCTTTGCATGATAATTATTGATATTATAAATTAGTTCATCACTCATTCGACCTGTAACAGTCATACCAACAACATGTTGAACTGCTCTAATAGCAGCAACAATACCTCTGTTCACAGCATCATCAAACATTTGGTATTGTAGTTTATCATTGGTAATATCATCAAGACGAAGAGGTTGCCAATACAATCTGTAATATGTATTATAAACACATTTAACAGCTTCGGGATTAGCTTTAAGTCTTTCAGTAAGAGCCTTCGGTCCTCCCATCTTTTTCTTCTTTTCTTCATCTACATAATACCAAAGTTTATTATCTGGATTAAATCTTCTAGCAATACCCATAAATGTTTCACCACCTCTATCATGAGGATCATTTACATAGCCGCCCTCACTAACAAGGATTTTATCAAATGCTTCTTTGAACTCCATTTAATTATAGATTTAATGATTAAGAACTCTAATAATCCAACCTCTAAGAAATTTACTATTATGACCTTTACCAGCAATACGAACATATTGGTTAATACGTTCAAGTTTATATCTCATTACGATATTCTCTTTATTAACTTCATTGTTAATACTAACAAGAGAATCGATAGCGTGGGTATCTGTATTATCAACAATCTTATAAATTCTAACTGTATCTTTAATATGAATAGTATCACGAAGAATGATTGTATCTCTACGGGGGAGAGAATCCATGTTATTGGTTGAGGCGGCATTCTTGTAATTAAAGCATTGAGTAATGCCAACAAGAATAATAGAAACCACAACAACATGGAAAATAAAAAGGGCAATTTTATTCATTCGTCAAATAGTGATTTAGATGTTACTTGAGTTGCAGCGATTTCCCTATAACGGTCTTTGAAGATTTCTACTACTTCATCTTTAAGATACTTCATCTTAAACAAAGTAGTACTCTCAACAGGATTCTTTTTAATACGATAAAGACCATCAGGAAATCTTTTTGGCATTCCATATTGATTAAGAACAAAATCAGAATCAATATGGCAAAGCCAAAGTCCAGCATTAGGAATACCTAATATAGTTTCAACAGCGAAAGCATAAACAGACAACTGCATATTATAAATACTTCCATTACAATTAGGAAGATGAGCAAGAGGAGGAAGAAGACCTTCTGTTTTAGGCACCCAAATATCTGTCATCTGTGGAGGCTTAGTACTCTTATCTTTCTTATAATATCCAGATTCAAATTTAAGACCACCGCGATTAGTTTTCCAGTCCCCAATTACAAATTGGTCTTCCCTAAGAATAAGAATATCAATAGTACCGCTTATAAGAACATGAGGAAGAAATATACCAATTTCGGAATAAATCTTATAACCATTGGATATATAATAATCAAATACTTTATAAACATCTGGATATTTATTATGAGTAGCTTCAATAAAAGCATTCAAATCCAGAGGTTTAACATTATCGTTAATATCATTTATATCCGCAACAGTAATCATTGAATTATCATTACGGATACGCTTAACAGCATCATAAAACATAGACAAATCTCGAATACCATCTTCAATACCATTATGAATACGAGTACCACGCTCACAAGCCTCATTGGTAATATCCTGCCATTGTTTCTCTAAACGAGCAGTAGAAATACCTAAATCCTTAGCCTTCTTTTTAAGCCAATAATCTTTATCAAACTTAGGTTGATATTCGTGTAAGAGAGTAGTAGTAGATTTATATGAATTACCCAAACTATCAGTATATTTATGTTCAGGTTCATCAAAATAAAGTCTAATATCTTTATAGACAGGATTGATGTTATACATGAGGTTTAGTCGTTTGCGTTCATACTACTAAGAATAGTTTTACCACCTCTAGCGTATGATTCTTCTTCTTCATTACGAAGATTATCGTAAGCAACACCCAGAGCTTTTGTCAAAGCTGGGATTTCAACAATACGCTTACCAACAGAATCCATAAGAGCAAGAATCTCGGTAATACTATCTTCTTCTATACTATTAAGTTTTGCATTAAGAACATCATTGATTTTAGTAGCAGCAATGCTAACAAGATGAATAGATTTATTCAGAGCTTCGAGAGCAATACCTGCTTCAGTGATATTCTGTCGATAATACTTATCAATAAGTTTCTTAACAAGAGCATCTGGTTTATAATTATCAGGTAAATCAAAATTATCAATAGCCATACGAAGAGCTTCATTATCGTTGAGGCCTTGTTGTCTTGCAGGACTTTTAGGGTCTCCTAAATAATAAATAACTCCAACTTCAGCAACATACATTCTTTTATCACTAGTGGTATCTCTCTGCCAAAGAAGAGCAACATCTTTATCCATAATCTGACGAAGAGATGGTGGTTTAGGCATGCCAGTTTCATCTATCGTCAGCATCTTTTCTATTGATACTTTAATCATCTTGTTGATATAGTTTTTGAAGATGGTCTTCATCTTCTTGATTAAAAGGAATAAAACTCATACGAAGCATTGAGAAAATCTTCAATCTAGCATAAGGTTTACCAACTGTACGATAAAGAGTATTATAAAGTTCTTGGTTAGCCTTAATAGCTTTATTAAATCTATTCTGCCTATCAAGTCTAGCATTAACACTATGAATAGTCTCTTCTCGAGTAGACCTAATATATTCATTGATAAGTTCTTTATTACCAGTATTTATAATAGCCTTAACAGCTTTAAGTTTAGTTCTAAATTCCTTTTCAATTAGATTATGACGAAGTCTACCAATACGAGGAATAGAAACACATTCACCATTATCAATACATTCTTTGATAAATTTCTCTGTAGTATCTACAATAAGAGAATCAATAAATCTATCATCATTATCTTCATCTTCACCATGTATTAGATTAAGAATACCGTTGGTATCAATAGAAGGTCTAATATAAAAGATTCTGGTTAAAGCACCAGCTTTAAGACCATCATCTTTTTTAATTCTAGTAGTACCACCTCTAAGTTTGGTTTTTCTACCACCAGCAGCAACAGCAGAGAAGTTGAATAACGACATTACTCAACACAAGCAAAAGGATCTACATAATCATCTTCATTATAAACGGCATTGATAAAGTTTACAGGAACAAGTTTGAACTCTACAAAATAACAAGATTGATTTTGCATTTGATTTTTATAATCAACGTTGTTCTTATTATCCATATAAAGTTTAATAGATTCATCATGAATCTTGCCAACAATCTTCTCATAATTAAGAACAGAACGATTAGCACAATGAACTCCACGTTCAATAGAAGTCCTATCAATAACAACTCGATGATAAAGATGATTCTTAAGATAACCATCTTCATTAGGAGAAAGTTTAGCGAGAACAGGAACTACATCAACGATATCGCTATCAATGTCGCTATTAACACTACTAGCAATACCAGAGATAGGAGCCTTATAGCAAAGAGCAACGATGCAATAATGATTGTCAAGATCAATATGAGAAGTAAGTACAGGAAGAGCTTTAACAAGTTCTTCAATAGTCGTAGGAAGGTTCGCATTGATTGTTTTATCTTGAGAAATATATTTATACATATTTGGAAGTTGTTTTATAGGTTAAACACGATTGTGTCGAAATTATCATTACGCTTTTTATTTATAAGAATATCATAATACCTTTTATTAAGCATAATTTTACCACGAAATTTATTACCAGTAGATTTATAAATAACATCTTTTTGTACAAGTTCTCTATAAGCACGATAATAAGAAGTTACACTAACAGAATAATAAGTACAATAAGAAGCCTTAAGCAAACTAGTAATACCAATAAAATTAAATCGACTAAGGATAATAAGAAGTTTAATAGCATTTTCATCTAAACCAATAACTCTACCCAAAATAACAACAGCTTCTTCAATAGGAGTATCTCTTGAAACCTTAAATGTATTATGAAGTTCATTGATATAATTATTATCACTAAAGAGATTAACATTAACAATATCGTCATCATAAACAGCTTTCAAAAGGTCATTATTACGATAATGAACATTAGAAGGCTTAGGAACAAATCGTGGCCGAGGCGCCACGATAGGGGTTTTGGTTGATTCCATAGGACAAAAATAACGATTGCAAATTACGTGTCCAAATAAATTTGGACAATTTTCGTACAGTATGATACAAGATGATACAGCCCTATTAAGCTGTAAATGAAGAACTTATCGAGGGTAATAGGGTGAATGATACAACCGATGATAGAATTGATGATACGGCCGATGATAGAGCATATCGGCACGGATATGCCGACAAAGAGCGAATGCGAATCAGCCGAGGGTATGTTGAAACGAAACGTCCCGTCTTTGCCACTTTTCCGCCCCTCTGCTGCATTCAAATGTCGAAATAGACCAATGATAAGGCTAAGGCAAAAATAATGCAGCAGAGAGCAAATATGAGCCTTGTTTGTCGAATCGGTCAATATCATTCGAGATATAGATGGTGTTGTAGATGATATTGCAGATGGTAGTTTAGATGGAAGATAAATGTGGATTTAGATGAAAATTTAGATGATGCTTTATATTAGATTTAGATGAAGATTTAGATGATATATGAATAACGATATTTTTCTTTATCTTTATCTGCCTTTATTTGTTTTTCCTGTTTAGGTTGGGCATCGTTACGAGATTCAATCTAGGCCTACTCGGGACTACTCGGGACTACACGTCTTTGAGAATGATAACGATGATAAAGCTGGAGATATAAGTAATGATGCTGATGAAGCTGTTTATTTGAATCAAAACGGCTTCTTACACGTACGCGTGACGCGATATTAGGAATCACGCGCCCGCAGCTATTATAATCTTATATAATCATATATGATTATATATGATCTTATAGGTATAAGATTATATCTGTCTTTATTAGCTTTATTAGCTTTACTAGCTAGGCTATAACTATCATAAATGATAGTTATAGAATAACGCGCAAGCGCGTGCGTGTGTGCACTCGCATACGCTCATACACACATACGTGCGTTGGACTGGAGCCTGATATATATATATA